CCTCTAAAAGCTCCTGCCTCTCAAACTTTTCTCCGTAATCGTTATTGTAAATCCCCTTCTGTATTTCCTCGTCAGTTGCTTTTCTGTAAAACTTTCCTTCAATCTCATATCCCTTTCCTTGCTCGGTTTCTAACAAAGGTAAAAATCCTACGCTTACAGCATTTAAAAAACCTCCCTCAACAAGAGTCCTTAATTCTTGTGCAAAGGGGGTGCTTGCAAAATGTCCTTTTATTTTTAATTCCTTTTCTTCCTCAACCCAAACTTTGTCGGCTCTACCCACCGGAGGGATAGCTGCCGAACCGAACATTCCTCCCGTGCTGTGAGACCAAAGTATCACGGGATTCTTTTTATAGTTAGTCAAATACCAACCCTTCGGGTCAATGGTATCTCCGAGTCTGTCCATCTTTCCAGAGGAAGCAATAAGTTCAAAAGTTCCCTCCTCTTTATTGATAGACCTTATCTCTGCTTCTAAAAACTTTTTAATCATAGTTTCCCTTAGATTATTTTATTTTAAGTTTAACTAAAATGGTTGTCAACCCCTAATTATTAATTATTCCACAACTGGAAGAATTGTGCACCTGCAGTTTGGATGTGCCGGCGGATAATCAAACTCTCCTCCTCCAAATCCCTTATCTAATTCTACCACTTCTCCGGACAAATTGATACATATTTCGCAGGCGTCTGGTTCTGCGAGCCACTCCTTTTTTTCAATTACCTCGCTTTGCTTATATGCTTCCAGCTCCGCTGAGTTTGAAGCGTCAATTACTTCCGTTCTGGCGATCCGTTCCGTTTCGTATTTTCTCCTCGTCTTAAATATATCCGCAACTCTATCCGAAAGTTCTGGCACTCCCTCTCCTGCTGATATTCCTTCTCCTAATACTTTTTTCAATTTCTCTCTGGTTGTTTCGTTGACTTGTTCTGCAAACAACATTGATTTTTTATCAATCGCTTTCACTACCTCGTTGGTCAGCTCAAACTGCGTCCCTATGAGATTCGCTGCCCTCGTTCCCCTGCGTTCCGTAATATCCGTAAATATCGGAATTGCCAGTTCAAAGAATATCCTGTTTTCTATGTTCCAATCAACCAGATCCGGAACTTTTTTTGTTATGCTTTTTCCCATGAACTCCGACTCCAATGCCTCTTTAATTCTGCTCTCCTGATTTTTCAGCAATCTTCTTGTAAATGCTGCAAATAATTTCTCATCACTTGTCAAGTTAGCGTTATGTTCCTCCCACCATTTCTTTTTTTGTTCTTCCGTGAATGGTTTCAAAATCTTTTTCTTATGGTTCTGCAAAAAGTATTTTACCAACTCCTCTTTTAGCTCCATCTTTAATTTCAAGGATCTTTTTCCTGCCATAACCTTCCTTCTCAAAAACTCTTGTTCCTTCTTTTTCTTGTGTTCCTTGTATTGCTTTTCCGTGATTCCTTTGACCTTTTTAACTTTCGTTTTTTCCTCCGATCCGCCAGCTGGTGTCATCGTAATCGGCAAATAGAAATCCCAACCTCCTTTCACTGGAGGATATCCTTCCAAGTCCCTAACCTCGTTAATAAGCAACCAATTATTTTTCAAACCCGATTCGTATTCTTTCACTAATGTTTCTCGGTTCTCTGGCGTAGGATCTTTAAAATCAAGATAAAGATTCTCTCCATATTCTGGCACTAAAAACTCGTTTAGCGTTTCCACCATTTGCCTGATTTTCGGCTCAATGGTTTCCGAAAGGAAGGCGTAGATCTGTGTCTCCGCTTCTGCTCGGTTCATTCCTTGCATTCCCAAAATTGATTTCGGAACTCCGAAAGCTATTAAAATCTTCTGTGTAATCGCACTATCCAGCTTTGAAAACTCCATATCCCTCATCGTCATTACCAGCTGCTTGATGTCTACCTTCCCGTCCAAGAAACCTATCTTGTGTGCATTTTTATATCCTTTGTATTTATCTTCCCATTTCGTTCTAAACTCTGCCCTTTCCTCATCGGTCAGTTTTGTTTCCGTTATCATAAGCGTATCCGGAATTGCCGAATTGTTAAAGAAATTCATATTCCACTTGTCGGCATAGACCGCAGTCCTGATAATATCCATTGCTGGCTTCACTGTTGGAAGCCCGTAAAGAGAACTCTTTGGATTCATCTCTTTGAAATGTATAATGTCCTTCGGGTCAAATTGCTGTGTTTCCCCGTTAGGCATTTTGTATTCGTAGTATTTTATAAACTCCTTTTCGTCCTCCTTGATCGTTACCCAGTCCGGTCTCAAAGCCCAAAGCTCCAGAATCTTGTTGCTTCTTTCTCCTCTGGCTTTATACCAGTAAGAGTTCCCCAAAAGCTCAAGATATGTCTGTGTTAAGTCCAGCATCGTAAATTTTGTCGTGAACGGATTCACCTGTGCCAGCAAATCCAGCAACGGGTGATTGTTAACCTCGTCAATCTTTTCGCTACCTGTCCTTCCTATTATTTTGTAGAGCTTGAACTTTGTGTTTGCCACTTTTTTTGCTATCTTGTCCACGCAAGCGTGAACTAAAAAAGAGACCTCAAAGGAATCCAAATAATCCCTGTTTGTCGGTCTCTGAATCATATCTCCAAATGACAAAGTTTGCCCAATTGAAAGATAGGATTTTGTTTTGAAGAAGTTTGCTATGTTTTTAAAAATGTTTGGCACGGTTTTTGCCTTAGATTATTTCATTATAAAATACCAAGTGTCTTTGTCAAGCCCAAGAGAGTGTTGGTCTGTTTGCGTATCTGCTCATTAGCCCCTGCACCAACAGCACGAAAGCATCTACTAAGTCATCGTGTGCCTCAATTCCGAATCCTATAAGCTGTAAAATCAAATCCTCGCAACCCTTTTTCGGGAATAATACCGTTCCGTTTTGCACATAAGAAGCGATCGTCATCAGTCTTGCCCTCTTGTCTGTTCCCACATTGATTCCTGTTGCCGGAATCCCTGCCTTTTTCATTGCTTCAATCTGCATCGCTTGGTATGCCACATCCTCAACCCAAAAAGGTGTCATCGTCTTTCCGTTTCCGAGTGCCGAGCTTACTGCCTTCGCCCTTTCCGTTGTCTCAAATCCGGTCAGTCTTTCGTTTATCGGATTCGGCATTATGTAAATTCTTGGCTCTTTATTAACCACTCCCAGCTTTCCACTGACCATTGTTGTGTAATCTGCTGTCGTTTTCTTGCTAATCGCTAAATCGTTACCCGTCCCTTTTAGTATTATATTCTTTTCTTCATAATCTGTATAGTATTTTATCCACTCGTCTTTAATAACCTGACCTTCCTCCGGAACGAGCTTTAAAAGATATTCCCTTTGCCAAGCTCTCATTCCTATCGGATTATTGGCGGCAACCTGTTTTTTCTCCACCTCTATCGTTTCCATATCAGGGTATTTTCCTTCCCAAGCTATTTCTCCTTTGTCATTAACTAACGGGAACTCTACAATCCTTCCTTCCCTGTCTTTTTCTTTAATCTCTGTTTTGATCCTGCTCATTATCGCATCGGAGTGCAAAAGATTTCCTATTAAAATGTATTTTGTTTTTCCTCTCTCTCCAGACGGGATTACATTGCCGGTTAGCCAGCGATGCGTTTTATCTCTCTGCTCTTTGGTTCGTATCATTTCCAGATCCTCAATGTCATCAATTATAATCAGGTCTGGTCTCCATTGCTTGTATCTTATTCCTCTAACTTTCTGTCCCGTTGACTTCCCGACAATCTTAACATCGTAGTTCGGAATTATCATTGAAGCTTTTTGCCATTCCTCTCTTTTCTGCGTTTCTATTTTAACCTCAAAAGAACCGAAATCCTCTTTTAATCTTTCGTTACTTTCCAGCTCGCTTTTAATGTTATAAATATGGTCTTTGATCTGGTTAAAAGTATCGGCAATCAAAACAATAAAATGTTTCTTCCCCATCACCATAGCCCAGATCGGATAAAACAACATTGATATTGTCGTTTTCGCACTGCCTCTAAAAGCAACTATTTCGTTAAAGTCGTTTCCGTCTTGCAGTATATCATAAATCTCCTTTTGAAAAGGAGCTATTTTATAAAATAGGTATTTATTAAAATAGATCCTCGCAAACCAAATCAAGCTATCCTGTGCTAACTGCTTTCTAAAAACAGGGTTATTATTTATTTTCTCCTCCAGCTGTTGAAGGGTCTTCTCCTTCCCGTTCTCCTCCTGCTGTGCTATCTGTTGCGTCTGTATCTGCTGGTTTTGGTTCGGGTTCGGGTTCGGGTTTTGGCTCTGATTTTTTTCCATAATCAAGTTCAATGGCTTTTTTTATTAACTCTTGTTCCTCGTCTGTTAGCGTCTTTCCAATTTCAAGTTCCCCTAACTTCCTGCTGAAAATTCCTGCATCAAACATTTTATCAAATAAATCTTTACTACTCGTTCTTAATTCTCTAATGGCAGCAATTTTATCCCTTTGTGAGCTTTCTATATCTGTTATAATAATCCATAATCTTTTTTTCAATTCCTCTACTTCATCTTGAAAGTTGGCTAACACCGTATTGACGGTGTAATAATCTAATCTTTTCGCCCGTTCTTTCCTAATCCTATTTACCAGTTTATTAATATAGTCCTTATTAAGACTCAGCGGATTCCTCTGTATCTTTAAATCCTCCTGTATGCTTAAGATACTTGAGTCTGGTTTTATTACCAATATCCTTCTAATCTGGCTTATGTGCTCTTTTTGTTGTTCTTTTGAATATCTCATTTTATCCTATGATGTCCTGTTATAATTTGTTCTGAAATAT